TGAGAAGGCTTTAGGTCCTTCCCCCCGCGGGGCTACATTTTTAGTGCCTATATCCAACAGCTTGTCGGATAGTTTGCTTAGTTCGTTTTTGCTCAGTTCAGCAGTTACGTTAATCTCTGCCATTTGCTTATGCCAATCGTTAGCCATTGAGGTTGCTCGTACAAGTCCTGTACCAACAGCTACTACACTTGCCCCTAAGAGTACCCACTTATTAGATAGGGTATCCATAAGATTGCCCAGCATTGGTATTTGGTTGGTAAAATCGCGGTAGCTATCACGCATTTGCTGTACATGCTGGCGAAAGCGGTTAGACATTTTGTTAAGTCCGTTGTTAAACAAGCGTTGGCTTAGATCTATTAATAGTGTTAATTTTGATGTTGCAGCCATTATTATTTGGTTATTTCAAAAATTGTTTATACTTTTGCAGTGAATTTATGAGCCTCTATACTAAGGCTACCGAAAAGCAAGGGATAGGATGCGCATAAAACCCACTCACTATAGAGAAAAAGGGGTAAGGTTCATAAGTTCTTCCCTTATAAAATAGGAGTACCCAATGAGGGTATTCCTATTTTATTTTTAAGCCTTTTCGTATTGTCTTCTCATCGGCTTTCATACTGTACCAAGTATTGATAGTAAGTGATTGCTCTTCTATATTCAAGTCACAATCTATCACAAGCACTCTATCTTGGTAGAACTTAATGTAGCGAGGTTGGAACTTCTTAGCATTGTTTTTAAAGTCAAAATACCATACTTCATCGGGGTTCATTAGAATATCTTTGACGAAGGGGAATAGCTGGTGTCTTAATTCTTGTTCGCCTAAATAGTAGCCTTGTGTATGTTTGTCAAACGTGGCTTTCTGCAAGGTAAGTTTCCTACCTAAATAGTCTTCAAAACCCATATAGGTATTTTTTTCAAAAGGTTTAAATAGCTCGTGAATGTTCTTTTCGGTAATGGTACTGTCCAATTTAAGAGGGTTTAAATGCTGTTTAAACGTCTCCCAAGAGGGTAGCCTATACTTATCAAAAGTCATCTCATTGAGCTTTTTGGGCAGTCCCTTTGTATCGCTATAAAACTGCTGTTTAGTGAATACCTGTTTGAGGTCACCACGATTGATTTCAAACTGTGAACCTCTGTATTTGCTATCTGTACCCTCCAACATCATTTTGGCTTCTCTACCCTTGGTTACTTTGCCTTTTTGCTCGCCTAATACCTGCACCATTTCACAACGGCAGCCGTAACCATTAGGCGGGTACAAATCCATTGCTTCTTTGTCGGATAGGTTGAATATTTTCCCATTGAGCACTTTGTGAGCCTCACGCACTTTGTCATCGCCTGCTGTTTGGTATTTTACAAAAGAGGTAACAGTATCTTTCTCTGCCATAAAGCGCAAATATTGTGCGGAGTTTTGTCCTACAGCAATAGATAGGTTATACTCAGCTTCTAACCATTTTTTATTGAACTTCTCTACCTCTTTTTGGCACAACTCTTTAAATTCGCTAAAAGGGCGTATTTGGTTATTCTCGTCTACCAATAGCCTTTTCATTGAAGCGAGGCGACTTTCGGTTTTGCCTGCTGCAAATTCAAAGAGATTATACTCCATCATTTGTAAACAGAGTTGGTCTGGCCCTGTATAGGGGCTAATAGTAGGGAAATTATTGCGCAGCGCCTCACTAAGGGCAACACCTTCGGCTACTACCATTTGAGCGTATTCGGGCAGGGTGTCTTTTTTGTGATACACTTTACCTATCAGCTTATCGGTGAGTTTTGCCAACACAGTGCGTATGGTTTTGCCTAATGAAGCCGTGTGCTGCCCGCAGGTACAACTAAAGGGGTAGCGTTCGTTTTCCTCTTCTCCCCTTAATAAGGCAGTTACTTTCTCATTAAGGGGCTGTGACTTTCCCTCGCTTTCAATGGGGATATTAAAGGTTTTGGAAATCCATTCGGTTTCTACTTTGTAACCACTGCTTAGTAGTCCATTGGTAATATTCCACATTTCGGATAGGTTTATTTCCTGCTCGGCTGTTTTGAACTCAAAAACTACCTCATCTGATAGCTTGTAACCTTGCAGGCGCAATAAGGGTATGAGCTGGTCATTTACTACAAACTGAATAAAGCGTTTGTCGGCTTGAGCTATTTTGAAGTCGAGTGAACGTTCGTGTACTTCGGTTTGGCTTCTGTTAGTACCTTGATCAGACAGCATAGTTGAGCCTACCAGCTGTTTGCTTATCTCGTTGGTATTAACCTGCATAAACTGCATATATACGTTGTAGGTATCGGTACGGTTAGCTTCTTGAAAGTTGATACTTGTGCCTTGTGGGAAGGTGGCTACACCTGCTTCGCCTAAGTCTAACAACATTTGGTTAACTTTGTCCACTACATCACTATTGGTAGAATTAGAAGTAGCAGTAATAAGAGGCATACCGAACTTTTCGCAGAACTCTGCCCACGATTGTGCTACATTGCGTTTCCATATTAAGTTGGGTACAATGTTATTAATAAGTCCTAAATCATCAGCTTTTCCTATTTGTAGCAACCAAGGGGCGTAGTACTCGTCTCGGTAGTTGATGTAGTCTTCTTTGGTTACATCAGGTAGGATACGTCCTAACACTGGGATAACGTGCCTGCGGGACAGAGTATTGAACCGAATTTTTTCACCTTCAAAGGAACTAAACTCAACAAGGGTAGCCCCAAATAGAATGCTGTCTAAGGCAATGCTTAAAAATTCGTAAAACCATTGTTGTTGGAATACAAAAGTAGCCTCCTCTTCTATCTCACCCGTTTTGCGGTTGATGAGATGAAAGTCGGTGTTAAGGGTACTCATCTTGCGCATTTGTATTTGCGACTGCAAGTGCCCATCGGTTAGCAAATCGTCTATAAGGTCATAAAGTGCTGTGTTCTTAGGGGTTTCTGGGTGCAGTGCCATACTTAAGGCACTACGCCATTTGGCTATATCCTTGCGTGAAGCATCTTTGAACGACTGCACAAATTGTATCACATCGGGGTTAGTGCGGGCGCTACCACGAGGTGAATGGGTATTAGTCGTATTTTTTGGCGTTTTCGTAAGCGAAAACTGATAACCTAATAATTTCATTGTATTGTAATTTTAAAGGTGTATTTTTAGCGTTTAAATACCATTTAAACAGGTACAAGCCGTGAAGGTAATTATTTAATCACCACTTATTGGATGAGGCTTTGTATTTTGATTGTATTTTCACCCCAATTAAATGTTGCCCGTCTTGGCTTTTGATAAGAGGCAGGTTGGCTGATATTTCGCCACTGCCAACAGCTTTAAGCCAGTCAATAGCATCTTGGTAACGCACGGAACGTATTTCGGGCATACGCTTAGGCACTGTGGAAGTATAGAGGTGATACAGGGTGCAGTCCAACGTGAGCATTACTATATGAGCGTTGCGTTCTGTGCCCTCCTTACTAAATATCTCGGCTACATCATAACGCCCTGATAAGTAGTTCTTCACTTGGTCAATAGCCATTTGCTGCGCAATATGTAGCTTTACCTCGCTGTAATTTTCAAGCAGTATATCCTTTATCTCATTGCGAATAAGAGCTGTGTAATCTTCTGTGGTTAGGAACATATCAGTATCTATTTTGTTTATCTTTTAAAATTTTTTTTCGGCTTATGGTTTTGGCAGGGGTAGCATTGAGTATTGCTAAGGCATTGAGCTTAGCAATGGCACTTTGCAAGGCATCAGGGGCATCATCGTGAGCTCCTGAACCTTTTTGGAATGCCAATGTTTGGTTGATGAGTTCTACAAAATCGGGTGAGTTTTGCAGGGCTTTGTTGAAAAAGATGTTACCTCGTTCAAAATAGCCTGCCATACTTTCAATGCGGTCAAACTTATTGCCTTTACTTTCCTTATCAGCTTGCACAGGTATATAAAAGCCGTAGCTGTCGCCTACTTCGTCAAAATCACTTACGAACTCATCTTGAGCAAAAAGTCCCTCAATATAGTAGGCAATATTGTACTTGAGTAGGTTTTCTTGTAGGACAGTTTCATACAGCCAGCGGGCAACATTGTTGCGGGAGGTTTGGCGCACATACCCTTGCAATACGTGATACTCTCTCCCCACTTTCCCTACTAAAAGCATTGCCTTGAAGTCGCCTGCATCTTTATACGACAAGTCGCCGTAAAAACAAAGAGCATCGTATTGTGAGTAGCGCAGGCGTTCTTTGTACTGAATTTGTTCGTTCTTAAAGATACTGCCTTCGACTATATGTACGTGCATATATTCTCGCATAAACGAGCGGTAGGGAGTGGAGTGGTATTTTTCTCGCCAATACTCAGCTGATGTTTTTTCACCCCAATTAGGCTCAAAGGTTTCTAACGATTTTACCGCAGGCACGCTTACTATATGATGCGTTTGGTCAAAACCATACTCCTTAGCTTTTTTGTTGATAATAGCAAACTCTTCTTTCAGCTGATTGATAAGGGTGTTCTTATGAAAATTGTTATTAGCAACCACAAAACGCCTATACTTGCCTCCCTCGTTAAAAGTACCCTTTAAGTCTTCCCAAGCCCAGTCGAATAGCTTTTTGGATAGTTCATCGTTTTTGCACCGCTGGGCAGTATCCACATCATCAATCACTATATAGTCAGGGCGTTGGTTGCCTTCACGCAAACCACGAGGCGACTGTCCCGCACCCATAGCCATAAACTTAGCTCCATCGGTAGTGGTAAAGTCGCCATCTGCCCAATCGCCAAACTTAAATTTTTTGCCGTAGTAGTGAATAAAACGTTGGTTATGAGTAAGCTGGCTCTGTATATCCGAAATAAGCTTCTTTGCTTTATCTTCTGTTTGTCCTACTAATAGCATAAACTTCAGCTTGCCCGTTACATATAAGAACATCGGAATACCTAAGTCCAAATGTACCGATTTTGCCCCCGAACGGTATATTTCAGCAAGCAGGCTTATCACATCATTTTCAATCAGCAGCTTAGCCATTTTCTTGTGAAACCACGCACAAGGTACTTCAGCATATTGTGGGAACATATACTCAAACCAAGTAGTATAGTCTTTTTCTAAGGCAAGGCGTTTCTTCCTACGTTCAGAGGGAGCTTCATAAAAGTCTAAGCCCGAAGTAGTTTTTTGTTCCACTCCTCTGCAATGCTGGTCATAGTCTTGCAGGAGCTTCTCCATTGCCTTTGTCAATTTTCCTTCTGCCATAGTTTATTGATTTTGTGCCTTGTGTAATAAGTATAGTTTATGCCACTCCAAAAAAGCTATAGCCATTTCAGGATCTTGCTCACTCATCCAGCTATCAAACTCTTTAAACACACTATATACTGTTTCTACAGAAGTCTCATCAGTCATTGATTGTATAGCTTTAATAGCTGAATTGATAGCTCCCATATCTAAGGTAGCTTCTCCTCCCTCAACTAAGCGGGTGAGTTCCTTAGCTAAATTCTTTTTGATATTGTGAGGGGCAGACAAATATTGTGACCGCTGTTCGTCCCACGATATAGTATTTGTACCTATCCCTTTGCGCCATTTACCGATAGTCTGTTCTGTTACTTCAATAGTGTTTGCAATAGCTTTAGCCGTCATACCTTCTTCTACAAACATACGGCGAGCCAACTCCATTAAAGTACTGTTATTAGTGCGCTTTTGTGCCATTTTATATCAGATTTTTAGGGCAAAGGTAGGCTCTTTTCCTTTTCTCAATGAATAAAGTTGCAACTGTTGCAGTTATCTTTTTATAGCTAAAAAAGCCCCTATATTTTTGCACCAAAATAATGACTATAACAATGTAAAAATGATTATTAGAACACAAAAAAATACACTTACCGCTTATGGTACTATATGGGAGGGAGATGGCAGATATTTCTTAGAAGAGTTTGCCCGATTGGAGCGAGACTATTCGGAAATCACTATCCACCTACATACACCAGGGGGAAGTGTGTTTGACGGAAACCTAATATATAATGCACTAAATAAATCAGCATCTTCTATACATATTGTAATTGATGGAATAGCGGCGAGTATGGGGGCGATTATCATATTATCGGCACCGAAAGTAAGTATTGTAGAAAACGGATATATAATGTTACACGCCCCCGCGTCCTATTCTAATGGTGATGCCGATTCTTTTGAAAAGCAAGCTAAATTGCTTCGTTCTATTGAAAAGAATTTTGTAGAAAAACTTTCTGTTCGTACAGGCAAATCTGCTAAAGAAGTTGAAAAGTGGTTAGTAGGTGACAACTGGTTTGACGCTAAGGAAGCTAAACGATTAGGCTTTGTAACCGATATTATTTCAGCACAAACGGCTACTCTGCTACCTATTGAAGATGTCAATGCAATGCGTGAGCAGGATGTTTATAATATGTATGCGGGGCTATTTGCTTCGCTTAAAACAGTAAATATTTTAGATAAGAATATGAAATCAGTATTAATTCAATCGTTAGTACAAGCTCTTTCGCTTTCTGGTATTACTGAGGAAAGTTCAGAAACGGCTGTGATACAAGCTATTCAGGAGCGTATTACCAATGAAAAAGAAGCTCGTGAAAAAGCAGAAAAGGCTCTTAACACTTTTAAGCAAGCACAAATTACTACGGTAGTTGAGGGTGCACTTAAAAGTGGAAAAATCACAGAAGCCCAAAAGGCTGTCTATGAAAAAATTGCAGAAACTTCGGGAGTAGAAGCCCTTATCACTGTATTAGAAAATACAGCTGTAGCAGGAGGCAAACAAGCTACACAATCCCCTAATATCTCTTCTTTATTACAAAGTAATGGTAGTAACACGGGGGCACGTGCTTCGTGGGATTTTGACCAATGGCAAAAGGAAGATCCTAAAGGACTTGAAAAGCTATCGGTAGATCAGCCCGAAAGGTTCAAAGAATTGTTTAACGCTAAATACAAAAAGTAATGCCAGCATTAGAAGACGGATTATGGTTGCAACAATATGTTGAGCCTCAATTATTGGAAGATTTTCGCAACTACAACGATGCTTTTATCAGTGTGTTGCAACGCCCTAACCCCAGTGCGATTGACAAGGACGGTATCAAGTTCAATAAACTCATTGGGAATGTAGAATTTGTAGTGAATGCTACAGTTGATTTTACCCCTAAGAAAACTGAGGGTAAAAAAACATTTGTAGCGTGGGACGCGCTTGACACTACCCCTACTGAATACACTGATGAAGAATTGCGCGCTATGGCTTTTGACAAAGAGTCGGCTATTCGTAAAGAACATAGCAATATGTTTAGAATTGGAGTGCGTGATTATGCTATTCACAAACTCGCTCCTAAAAAACATGTGGAGGGTGCAATGCCTGTACTTCGTACTACAGGAGAAGTAGTGAACGGCAGAAAACGACTAACCTACAACGACTTGAGTGAGTTCCTGTTTAAACATATCACTGCATTGAACTTGAACAACAAAGCAGCCTATTACTTGGTGCTTTCTAACGAGCACAAGGCTGATCTTATTCACGATAGAGCAAATACAAATCACTATCGCGATTTGGAAATTGACCGCAATACAGGAGAGCTAAAACGCTTCTTTGAATTGCAGATTTTTGAGAACACTACAACTCCACTATATGGGCAAAATGGTGAACTAAAATCAATGGGGGCTAAGAAGGTATCAGGCGACCAAAGCTCTTCAATCTTTTTCTATGCTCCTAATACGGTGTACCATATTGAGGGTGTGAATGTACTCACTAAACCAATGCGCCAGGATACAAGAAGCAAACGCCCTACAGCAGAAGTTAGACTACATACTTGGGGCTTATGCGACAAACGCCAAGAGTACGGTTTTGGGGCTTTGGTATCAGCTAATGAGTAACCTTAAAAGAAGGAAACATTATGGCAAATAAAAGTCAGTTAGAAACCGCAAAACAAATCTTTGAAGCTGAACCTCAGCTTCAAAGATTGTACCTAAACCCCAAAGGTGAGTTTTTTACAAAGATAGACTACGCACAGAATAGCGTAGAAGATACTAAAAAGATTGAAACTCTTACCCGTAAGGGCGTTTTAAAAGAAGAAACAAAAGAGAATGTTGAACCTTTAAATACAGAAGGTAATGAGTAATTTAAAAGGAGTTGTTATCAGTAAAGGAGCATTGGGCGCTAACACTATTAGCACAGGTGATAATATTAGCGGGCTTATTATTTCTGCCCCTAAACCTACAGGCTTAGAATGGGATACCCCTACCACGCTTTACAACGTGAAAGATGCTACTAAGCTGGGGATAACTGAAGACAACAAACAGGTAAATGTATTGCGACATATTACAGAGTTCTACCGAATGGCTGGCGAGGGAACTCCCCTACACCTAATGTTGGTAGCCCAAAACAGCAAAATGCCAGAGGTATGCGAAACAAAGGCTAAGAAGCTGCTGGTGTATGCCAAAGGCGAGATACGGCAGCTGGCGATTGCTATCAATAGCGATAGTGCCGAGCAGTACACTATGCTCAACGGCTTGCCTCAAGAGGTGTATAATGCGATTGCTAAAGCACAAGGTTTGGCAGAATGGGCGTATAACAATTTTATGCCTTGCCAAGTATTGTTGGAAGGTTATGGGTACGGAGGTACAGCCAGCAGTACGGCTAACCTCAGAGAGCTTCCTAACCTTAATGCTACCAAAGTATCGGTAGTAATAGGACAAGATTACAACTACGCAAAAAGTAAGGAAGGTAAGGCACAAAAGTATGCCGATGTGGGTACTGTGCTTGGAGTATGCTCAAAAGCCCTTGTACAACAGAACATAGGCAACAACGAGCTATTTAATCTTACTGATGCTACACAAGGAGTATGGATAGAGCCCGCACTCAGTTCATATACTACTATTGTAGATGCGTTTGACGATTTGCAAACCCTTGAAGATAAGGGCTACATTTTTGGTATTACCTACGCAGGTATTGCGGGTGTACGCATTAACAATGACCACACTTGTACACCTGTAGTGGTAGATAGCCATCATAATATGAACGAGCACTCTATAGCCTACGGACGTATTATGGACAAAGCTTCACGAGGTTTGCGCACAGCCTACCTGCCTAAAATCAAAACCGATTGGGAGCTTGACGAGAAAGGCAAAATGCGTCCTGCAACAATTGTAGCTTTAGAAGATATTGGCGACAGCGTATTGGAACGTATGCTTGCCAATGGTGAGATTTCGTATGGCAAAACTACCATAGATAAGGATAGTGACCTTGTAGTAAAAAAGGTGCTTAAAATATCGTTTGTAATAGTGCCAAAAGGAAGTATTGGAGAGATTAAAGGAACGATTAACCTTAAAACACAAGCATAATGGCAGATATAAACAGAAACGGAAAGGCTTATGACTCAGCTGATGTGAGGGTACAAATTAATGGTATTCCTATCAATGTAAAGAGTATTAGTTATGGCAATGAGCAAGAACACCAACTAAACCATACTTTGGGGGCGGAACCTACAAGTTGGTCAATGGGAAAGATTACACCTTCAGCATCTATGACTGTTCCGATGCACGAAATAGCCCCTTTGGAACGTGTTTCGGGTGGACTATTGAAAATAAAGCCTTTTACTATCACAGTTGAGTTTGTGAATGAGTTTAACGAGATAGTAGTGGATAAGATTGTAGCAAAGTTTAAAAACGAAGGGCGAGAGGTTACTGGAGATATGGGACTCGAAAAACAATACGATTTGTTTGCCCTATCAGTAAAGCTAAGGGTAGCATAACTTATAATAAATAAAAATACTATGATAAAAAAAGTAAGTGAAGAGGTAAAAACAAGCCTCAAAAAAGAATATGGCGACAAGCTAAAATCGCTTATCCTGCCAATGGATGACAACGGCACAGAAGAGCTGGAAGTATTAGCAGTAGTACCCTCTCGTAACGTGGTAGGGCAATACCTAAAATACTTAAATCAGGATCCTAAAAAGGCACAAGAAATATTGGTAAAGGCTTGTTTGGTTACCAACAAAGAGGAAGTACTTGCCGATGATGGGCTATTCTATGCCTCAGCAAGTCTGATTGGTGAATTGATACCTATTAGACAGGGAAAGTTTGGAACTGTTTAGAACTTAATAGAGCTCTAAACTACAAGGAAACAGGCGATTTGTACTTTAAAGTCGATGCCTTGATAAGTTACTACCTTCATATCCCCTTCCCCGAAGATTTGGACGATGAAACGTGGGCTATGAAGTGGGCACAGATTCAATGGCTGGCAGAACAAGGAATATTAGGTGTTAAAAAACAAGACTTGTAACAAATGGAAAACGGACAATCTATCGTATTAGATTTGGCTTCTCGCTATGGGAGGGCTTTGGGAATAGTGTTATCTTCTGAGGGTATGAACCAAGTAGTGATTACCAAAGAGGATAACAAGTACCAAGTGGAGACCTTTGGCGAGGCTACCAATTTCGAGGAGGTTACAATGGAGTACGAAAATACTCGCCTTGTATTTAACAGCTTTATAGGAGGCGAACAATCTACTGTTTTTGCTCCGCCTCCTATACTTTCCTTCTCGCGTTCAAAGAAACTCATTGAAACGGAGACTAATGGTAGTACTATTGTAGAGCGTTGGAATACCAACGAATGGGAGATTACCATTCAGGGTATTTTGGTGGATATAGAAAACCACAATTATCCCGATAGTCAAATACAGCAAATAGTCACTCTTTTTGAACATAATGATATTATTAAAGTAGTTGGGGCACAGTTTTATGACAAGGGTATTGATAGCATTTATATAGATTCTATCACTATCAATCCTAAAGAAGGTTATAGTGATACTGTTGCCTATGCACTAAATGCTAAAAGTGTAAAAGAGGTAACATTTAACTTATTGGAAGGTGATGGGAAGTAGTTATTTAAATATCAATATTCGTATTACAGTAGCTGGCAAGATACAGTTCAACGCAGTAAAGCAAATAGAGATTGCCAAAAGTATAGAACTGCTTACCTCTACAGCAAAGGTAGAGTTACCTCGTGAGTTTAAGAACACCCGCAAGGACAGGCAGAGTTTTAGCATTGAACGCAAGAACTTGTTAGAGCTGATAAAGGTAGGTGATAGCATTCATATTGAAGCTGGTTACAACGGTGACTATTTTACCGAGTTTGAGGGATATATCACTCAAATAGGGGCGGATATACCGCTATTACTCACTTGTGAAGATGAGATGTGCCAACTGAAAAACAAGCCCCTTATCAATAAAACGTACGCTTCGGTAAGTTTGAAGCAGTTACTTAAAGACATTGCCCCCGACTATGAAACGGAGGTGTTGGATATGCAACTCGGCAAACTGATGATAGAGCGCTCCTCTCCTTATAAAGTGCTGGAGGAGCTTAAAAAACAGTATGGTGTACATTGTTCTTTTAGAGGGAAAAAGCTAATTGCAGGACTTAAAATAGATTTTAAATCAAAGGTAATACATCACTTTATCTTTGATAAGAACTTTAGACAAAGTAAAGATCTAAAGTACAAAACTAAGAATGAACGCAAGGTACTATTGAAAGCTGAGAGCTCACAAAAAGGTACTTCTAAAAAAGTAACCTACCAATATGGGGAAGAGGGAGGAGGCGAACGCACTTTGCACGCTCCTACTAACCTTACATTGGAAGAGCTAAAAGCCTTTACCGAAAAGACTTATAACAGTTCGGTATTCGACGGCTATGAGGGGACTTTAGAGGGTTTCGGCTACCCACGTACTCAAGTGGGCGATACGGTAGCCCTTACCGATCCTAACTATCCCGACAAACACCGTGACGGACTGTATTTGTTAGAAAGCGTAACTATCTTGCTCAACGCACAAGATGGCTTTAAGCGAAAAAGCAAGCTGTCAATGAAACTTTCAAACACTAATAGCACAGACACTACAGAACTATGGAACAAGCCCTTACAACCGCAATTACTACCCTAAATCACCGCAAAAAGCAGGTTACCTCTGTAGGTGTGGTGAGTCGTATAGAAGGGAATACCTGTGAGGTGGAGAGGGAAGATTTACCTCTGCTGTTAGATGTGCGTTTAAACGCTGTTCAAGGGGTGTTTGAAAACTGTTTAAACATAGTGCCTAAGATAGGTTCGCAGGTGTTGTGTTTGGAGGTTGAGGGCGAACCCTCCGAAACCTGTGTAGTTGGTTATACCGAGATTGATAGTATAGAAGTAAAGATTGATGGTGCAGTAGTGAAGATAGCTAAAGGGAAGATACAGATAAAAAACAATTTTGCTAACCTCAAACAGTTATTGAGTGAGTGGCTTACCGAGCTTAAAATGGTAGTGATACAAACCCCTGCAGGTGTTGGTAATTTTTCACCTAACAACGTTGCAAAGTTCAGTGAGTTAGAAAGTAAAATTAATCAGTTATTAGAATGATATGGCACGAAAAGACTTGTTGTTAGATACTGTAGGCAATTTAGTAATTGAGGAGGGTGATTTTGTAATTGAGTCCTCGGATATGCAACACATAAAGCATATAGTGGAAGCACAGAAAGGGGAATTTAAAGAGTTTCCTTTTATGGGGTTTGGCGTAGAGAACTACCTAAAAACAAACACTAACCCTTTAGCCTTTAAACGAGACCTAAAAATACAATTAGAATACGACGATTACAAGAATGCTACCATAGACCTCTCAAAAGGCTATGAAGAGTTAAAGATAAACCTATAAACGCACTATGGCACTAAACAAACAAGCCCTAACACAAGGCATTATCGACCTTCAGCAGGATATGCTTACCAAGACAGAGGCAAGCCCAAGAGAGTACGCCGAACGCTTAGCCTCACTTATTTACGACTTTGTCTGCAGTGGCGAGGTAACAGTAGCTGCCGGTATCAG